GCCGTTTTTCCATTTTATGCGCGCTTGTGCTTGTCCCGGCGGTTGTTCACGTGGGGAAACAGGCCGCACGCGTCGGCGTTAACGGTCATGCGTATCTGCTTGGCCCGCTTCTGTGCCCAGATGTGCGAGCGTCCGTACATCCTGGAGATCGTCCGAGAGTCTAGGCAACCGGGCAGGGAGAGCGACCAACGCACGAGTTCGACGTGACGACGGAAGGCGTGCGAGTCCGAGTACGCGATGGCATCGAGGAAAGCCTTGAGCATCACGCCCACGTGATCGCGGGAGATGAACGTCTCGGTCTCCTGCCTGATGTTGTCCCCATCCATCGTCGACCAATGCGGATGGTTCGGGTCGATGCTGAAGATGTGCCGGCTCTGCACCATCTCGCGGTAAGGCAGCACGCCGTTCTCGCGCATCTTGTCCTGCGACTTCTTCGGCTGCTTGTAGAACCAGGCGTCGAAGGACTTGGCGTCCTTGGCCGGTGCGGTGAGGTCGTTCAGGCTTGGCATCCTGCATCTCCCTCCCTGTCCTGCATCTTCTGCCAGAGCTTGAGATACGCGTTGAAGCGGCGCTGACGCTCCCTGTCGACCTTCGACGGCATGGGCCGAGAAGGCTTGGGCATCGGTTTGCGCGCCTTGGGTTTCTTCAACACACAGGCATCGTGCTGAAGACTTTAAACGAGCGTAAGGAAATTATGCTTTCGTTTCCTTGAGGGGGTTTACCCAGAGCCCAGAGATGCCGTCATAGGTCAGCAGCCGGTGGTTGCGTACCTGTTGCCAGAAGGCCTGTTCGGAGACTTTACGAGCCTTGCAGTAGTCCGTGGCGATCAGGTCGAGGACTTCCTGCTTGGTCATCTGGCTGGGTAGTTCCGCGATGTACCCCTTGAGCAGTTCGGTGTCCTGCTGTTTCTTTGTCCGGGCCTTGGCGATGGCACGCTGGCGGATGCCTTCCATGTGGTCTGGTCTTTCCCTCCAAGCCTTCTGACGGCGCCTAGTCAACGCGAGGCGGGCTAGGACCTTAGGTGGACAGGCTGACTTGCGGGTAAGCCTAGGCATCTCGGTGGACTCTGTTATTCTCGCCAGAAGGGGCGACCGAGGAGCCGTAAGGCGACTTCAAGGGAGACCCTAACTCTCTCCCGAAGGGATAGAGACAGATTTTAAGTAAGACTTTAAGTGCCATTGTGGGTGGGGTGCCGAGGGGGGTGTAGGGGTGGGATGGCTGGTAGGATACCAACCTATACCGCAAAACGCCTTGGCGACCCCTTGGCGTGGCTGGAAACGCTATCCTGTGAGACGGCTAGGGTCGTGCTTCGGCGTTCCCAAGCGATGCGTCCCTGCTCCCGGGCGTGGCGGAGGGGGATGGCGGAGGTGTAGTTGCCTTGGTCGTCCTTCAGGCCGGCACGGCCACCGCGCTTAGGGATGCGGAGGGTGTAGAACGGCTGCTCATCGGCTCCCTCGGCGGTCGGGTCTTTGGTCAGGACCATGACGGCCCGGTGCCAATTGGCGAGTTCGGCGGAGCCCGAGCCAGCGTAGGCGAGGTCGGCGAGGGAGTTCGACTTATCCTTGGCGGGTTTGGTCGTGTGGTGAACGGAGAACAGGACCACGCCGGTGTCTTGGAGGACGGGCTGGATGATGTGGCGCAGGAAATGGGACGCGGCCTCCTGATCGGATAGGTCGACGCCGGCGAACCCGAGGATGGGGTCGACCCAGACTAGGTCGGCCTTATGGCGGGTCACGAGCTCACGGAGGAGCAACCCGAAGGCCTCGCCTGTCCGCACGGCCTCGCGGTAGTAGAAGACGCGGTCAGCCAGTTGGTCGATGATCTGCGAGCCTCTGGCGATGCCCATGCCGTCAAGCGTACCTTGGATGCTTTCGGCCACGTCCATCTCGTCGTTCTCGGATTGGATGATGACCGAGGTCAGCGGACCCTTGCGGGACTTGATGCCGAAGAAGTCATGCCCAGGAGCAAGGGCGAGGGACAGGGCTGCGTGGGTGACGAGGGCGGACTTGCCCGCCCCGGTCTGCGATACGAGGAGGCAGGAACCGCCACGGCAGAGGAAGCGGTTGCCGAGGACGCAGGAAGGGTCCTGTTCCTTGTCGCTGGCCACCATCGTGCGGAAGTCAAAGGCCTGTGAGGTCTCTTTGGTCGACTGCCCCTTGCGCCGTGCGATGCCTTGGGCAAGTTGCTCTTGAGCGAGCAGGATGGCATCGGGGTCAGCCCCGGCCTCTTGGGTTACGCTCAGGACAGCCTTGGCGTACTCCGCAAGTTTGCGTAGGTTAAGGGCTTTAATCACCGCATCCGTCCAAGCCTTGTTCGGCTGGATGAACTGCCCGGTGGTGGACAGGTCCGAGACGGCGAAGGCCTCGACATGGGAACCGAGTTCGCGGAGGCGCTGCGTGACCGTCAGCTCGTCAGGGGTCGTGCCTTCCTCGGTCAGGCCGACGATCGCGGAGGCGATGTCCTGATTGGTCGGCTCGAAGAAGTCGGATGGGATGAGGCCGTCGGGCAGCGGGAGCCCTTGGGCGATGGAGACGGCAAGGATATGCCGTTCCGCGTCTAGGGCGGAAGGTGGTGGTGGTTCCATGGCTTGGAGGTTTGGGGACTAAGGTGGTTATCGTTTCTTTGGTCGAGCCTTTTCGCAGTAGTGGGCGGTCGGGTAGGGGCGGGCGTCCTTCCGGCAGGTGACCAGATACGATTTCTTTTCCATGAGCCCGATGTCGACGGCCTTGTGGATGTACTTGGTCGCCATCGTGCGGGAGACGTCCCAGCGCTTGGCCCACTGGTCGATGGTATGGTAGCCAGGAGGGACGGCCTCGGGCTTGCGGTGGATTGCCGCCATGACCACGGCGAGCAGCGGGTCGAGTTTGCGCTTCATGGGGTCTTGGCTTCCTCTTGGGCGTTCAAGGCGTTGCAGTACTCGATGGCGTCGTGCGGATTGTACTTGAAGACGAAGTTGCGGCCTTTGTACAGGAACGCTCGACCATAGTTGACGCCGTTCTTGATGCCCGTGTCGCATCCCGGGTCGGTGTCCTCAAAGTAATAACGGACGCGGCCTTTGTCGCTGGAGTCATAGCCGATATGGATTTGATAGCGTGGTCGTTTGCTCATGGGGTAAAGGTCTTGAGTTCGGTCTGCCAGATCCAGACGCCGCCCATCTTGTGGACGAGCCATGCCTTGTAGTCGCCGCCCTTGGTCACGAACCCGGCGACGAAGCCCGAGCCCCATCGGGAGGTGGCGAGGCGGTGGGACGCGTAGTCCATCTCGTCCTTACGGCAGAGGCAACCAGCGGAGAAGGCGTTCCCGCCTCCGTGCTTGGTCAGGGCGATGCTGGCGAGGTTGTGGGTATGGCCGTGGATGAGCGCACCGCCGAAGGGAGCGTAGTGAAGCCCCTGGACTACCGTTGCGTTGGCGCCGTGGGCGTAGCCGTGGACCATCGCCACCGGGCCGAGGCGGTACACCCCTTTATCGGCGTGGTAAGGCAGGATGACCTTCGCCCCGTTCTGTCGGGCGACGCGGTTGATGCGGGCCTTGAGGTCGGTGCAGTAGTCGCGGACGATGGCTTGCCCATGGCCCTGCATCGTGTCGAGGCGGTGTTCGTGGTTGCCCCATAGGTAGACGTCGGGCTTCCAGCGGTCGAAGAACTGCTCGCCGGCCTCGATGTCGAGCTGCAGAGACTCGGCGCCTTCCTTATCCGAGCCCACGCCCTTGCGGAGCGAACGGAAGTCGTAGTGGTCACCGCCCGCGATCTTAAGGTCGGGCTTGAAGTCCTTCGTGAACTCGTAGAGGGCGGACAGGCTTTCCGGGTCGGCCATGTCGCCGTGGCTGTCGGACGCGAAGATGAACTTGGTCAGTCTGCTCATACGCTTGGGGCCTTTGGCATACCGCGAGGCACGCCGAACTTATCGCGGTGGGCGATGAACTTGAGCCCTTGTCGGACTGCCGCGTTATACATCCCTGGAGCGCTGAAGCCGTACTTCTCGGCGGTCTCCTTGGCGGTCAGCCCTGCGGCGATGCCTTTGGCTGCGGCCTCTGCCATCGTGATGCGTCCCTTCGCCAGCAGGTTGGCGTGTTCTTCGTTCAGGCGGTGCGTGTGCGTGGTACCGCGTCCCCACTCCAGACGGCGCCGACAACCGGGCGGCCAAATGATGCCGTGACGGCAGACGAAGGCCTGTATGACCTTGAGGCTGACCTTGCCAATCTTGGCGGCGTCCTCGGGCGTCCACGATCCACGGATGGCCTCGCGGATGGCTCGGGCGATGTGCTTCTCGGTCGGGTCCTTGAAGTCGTCGACCCGGATGTGCGGCTTGGAGTCGTAATGCGGGCAGGTGGCGAGGAAGCGGAGGCGGTCGATTGATACCCCCCATGCTCTCGACATCTCGGCCAGCTCGTCGTCGGTGGGGGTCGCCATAGGCGTCAGAACTTGTCGGACTCCTTGGCTTGCTTCCAGACTTGGCGGACCGCGAAGCCGTCCTCGGTCGGGTCGAACTCGCCCAGGTGTTCGTCGAGGGCGTTCCCGGCCTTGATGAGGACGTCGATGCCGTTGCGGTAGCGGTTGAGGTCGACCATCGAGATGACGACCCATTGGCCTTCCTCGGTCATCTTGAGGACTTGGGAGAGTTGGAGGTTGAGGGCGTTAACCTGAGCGAGTTGCCGTTCCAGCTCCTCGATGCGTTCCTGCTTGGTGGGCTTCTTGCTCACAGTTGCAGGTGCTTGGCGACCGAGGCGGCGACCTCGCGGATCGTCACGGCGCTGTTGGGCTTGAAGACATAGGTCTGGTCGGGGATGACGCCCTCGAGCATCTCGCGGATGCTGGTGGCCTCCTCGTCGTTGGCCGGGCCGACGCCTTCGGTCTCGATGTGCAGGTGGATGACCCGCCAGCCTCGGATTTCGCCCATCAGCTGCTTGGTCACGACCACCTCGTTGATGTAGCGGGTGTCGGTCACGACGACGTGCCCACGCTCCCGCTTGGCGACTTCGGTCAGGTTGTAGATGAAGACGTCCTTATGGATAGAACGGGCGAAACGACCCATGGCGACGAGCGTCTCGCGGTTCTGGGCCTTGAAGTTTTCTTCGTGAAAGTTCACCGACAGGCCGAGGTGAAGTGAGAACTCGTTGGCCGCATCCTTGAGGGCGTCGGCGAAGGCGATGCGTCTGATGGCGTTGCTGTAGCGGGTCATCCCTTCCGCGAAGGTGTCCTTACCGCTGCGGGCATAGCCGGAGAGCAGGACGATGGTCTGCGGGGCCTTGAGGTTCGGGCGCATGGCATTACCAGTCGGTCGGGGTCGGGATGGTCGAAGCGGCGACGCCTTTGCCCTTGGGGAAGTTCAGCTTATACTTGAACTGGGGCTTGCCCTGCCACTCGCCGTCGGGCGTCACTTCCACCTCGACCTCAAAGTAGACATTGGTGGCTGGCCTGAGGTAGTCCAGGAACGCCGGCACGGAGAGGTCGGCCATGGGTTCAGGGACGTACTTTCCGCTGATCTTGCCGACGAGCATGGCCAGCGACTTGCCGTACTTCGTGCCGTAAGACTTGGAGAAGCAGAGGCCTTCGGCCGTCTTGAAGAACAGGCGGGCGGATACGCCGTCGTCGTAGACCTTGACCTTGTCCTCCTTGGGGAGGGACAGTTTCAGGACATACTTGCCGGTCTTGTCGATGGTGGTGAGGGGCGGGCGGTCGTTTTGGTTTTCCATGTGGGTGTGGGTTAGGAGATGGTGCGCTTGGCCTTGCGGAACTGACGGCCGGAGATGCCCAAGGACTTGCGGACCTTGCGGGGCTTCACGCCGTTCTTTAGCAGGTAGGCGACGTCGACGTAGGTCTGCTCGCGGACCTTGCGGGCGTGGAGGTGTTGGGTGTATGGCATCGGGTTAGGCGAAGTTGATGGGGGCGATGGCGGCGGTCGACTGCGGGCGGGCAATCGTGATGACCTCTGTAGGGTAGGCTGGCCACTCGTTAAAGGACTTGCAGACCTCAAAGGCCTTGATGGCGGAGAGCATCAGCGCCTGTCCTTCAGCGATGAGGTCGGGATGCAGTTCGAAGACGGCGGTCAGGAACGGCGCCTCCTTCTCGACGACGAGGAAACGGAAGCCCTTGGGACGGACGCCGCCGAAGTTCAGTTTGCAGAGTTCAAGGTACCAAGCGGCCTGAAGCTTGAAGTCGTCCGACCAGATGAGCTGACGACCGAAGCCCTTGGGCGTAGCCTCCTCGGCGGTGGTCTTGATGTCGTAGATGTAGCCGTCCTCGGCGATCAGGTCGAGGGAGCCCTTGATGGGCACCATGTAGTCGGCCTTGAGCATGACTTCAGTTGCGACCGGGACGATGTTATAACGAGCCATGGCTTGCTTCACCGCGTCGGCGTAGGACAGGGCGTTGTCGTACTCGTCGGCCTTGCAGCGGATGTCGTCGGGCTGGAGGGTGGACGCCCAGTAGGCGTGGACTTCCTTGCCTTCCTTCGTGCGCTTATCGGCCTCGGGCTCGGGCTTGAACTTGGCGAAGGCCTCGGGGTCGAGGACGGCCGCGTGGGTCATGATGCCTTCACGGAGGGCCTTGGAGTCCTTGCGGGGATTGGCCTTGTCGTGGGCGTACTTCGCCGGCGCCTTGAGCAGGAGCTTGGCGGAGGTCTGGTTGAGGGCGTCGATGGCCTCGTACTCCTGGCGGGTGCGGGCGGCGATGCGTTCGTTGAACTGTGCGATGGTATACATGGCTTGTGGTGGGTTGGGTGGGAAAGGGTTAGAGGACCTCGTCCGTGCTGTCGACGATGTTCTCCAGGTTATTCAGCGTGCCGTTCATGCCCTCGGCCTTCTCGTGGAGGTTCTGGACGGAGACGAGCAGGGCGGCGAGGTCGGCACGCACGATGTTGAGGCGTTCGCGCAGCTCGATGAGGTCCTCGGGCTCTTCCAGCTTGGCAGGGTCCGTGATCGCGAGGACGGAGAGCAGCCGGGACAGGTCGGTCGAGATGCGGGTGATGTCGTGCTGGGTGACGAAGTTGGTCTGGTAGGACTCCAGGCCGCGGGCTTCGTTGGATAGGCGCCGCAGGGTGGCTGCGAGCGTGTCGGGTTTGATGGTCATCGTTTGAGGGTCTTGGCTTTGGTTAAGGTCACTTCCTTCACAATCGTCGGGGTGCAGATGAAGACGCGGACGTTGGAACGGTAAAGGGTGGGCAGGGTCTCGGCGCTCCAAGCCTTGAGGGCCTTCTCGAAGGCGATGGCGGTCTTGGCGGTGGCCTCGACGTAGAGCATGGAGTCGAGCAGGATGACCAGGGCGAAGGGCTTGCCCTTGTCGCGGAAGGCTTGGGTCGCCTTGTAGACGGAAGATGGGACGGATTTCGGCGTCATCTTGGGAAAAAAGAGCGTGCGGAGAGCCAAATAGGGGTCAGATAAACACTTTTTTTGTTTATCTTGTCGGCGACGGTCTGGCTGACGGCATCGATGACGTAGGCGTTTCCGTCCTTTTCGAAGGTCGCCCCGGTCATCTCGCGTATGTGCTTGGCTTGCTTGGACAGGATGAGCGCGTCGAATTCGGCCTCCTCGACCTCGGCCTGTTTCATGTCCTGAATGGAGAACTGCCGGATGGCCTCGGTCTTGACGATCCACATGAGGACGATGGTCGAGTCGGGCAGGATGACGTTGATGGGCTGACAGGCGCCGAGGGCCGTGGTCGTCGAGGTCATGGTTTTAGCCTTTGGCCTCTGGACGGATGCTGAAGGTGTCGTTGCGGACGAAGCGGAACTGCTCCGAGGAGAAGTGCCGGAGGTAGCCGTCGTGGTCGAGGACGATGGCGAAGACGTCATTGGCGAAGGTGCCTCCGTCGCGGACATAGACCAGCATCCCATAACCGAGGGGCGTCTCGACCGGCATCGGGTTGCGGAACTCGTAGATCACGACTGCACCCCCTTGGCGGCGTGCCACGCATAAGTCAGATGATTATCACCATAATCACAAAGTAGTTGGTCTGACATCGCATCCCCCGCCTTGGTCAGCCGCTCGACCTGTGCTTGCAGTTTCTCCTTATCCCTCATCAAGCCATTCATGATTTTCGTTTTTTCGTTTATGTCATGCTCGTCATACATTCTTTCTCTGTATGAAGTTTCAGCGTCTTTGTGCAGTTCAGCAATCAAAGCAGTCTTTTCCTTAACCTCGGCCTTAAGCCGTTCCATCTCTGCCAGCACCTTGTCGTTGTCGATGTATACAGCCTTCTGCTTTGTTTGCCTTTCGACCTCTGCCTTGAGGCGGGCGTTCTCGACCGACAGCGTCCAGACCACCCCATCCGACTTCTCAAGGTCGGCTTTAAGTTGGTCACGCTCGGCCTTCAGATTGGCCAATTCGCCCTTCAGCGCCATCAGTTCGTTGGACTGATACATGGCGTTCACCGCGTTCTGGATGAAGTCGTGGCTCATTTGGCGGCGTTGCGGACGGCCTGTTCGAAGGCGTGGTTCGTGAGGACGGCGGCCTGTTCCGAGGAAAGGTCCTTTAGGCCTTGTCCAGGTTTGAGCCAGCCCTTGGTGATCAGTATCTCCACGGCGGCCTTCTCGTACTTCAGCTCGCCCATGAAGACCTTGGGGGCTTGGGGCTTGGGTGCGGATGCCTGATGGCCGTCGTCGTCGAGGTCGACCGAGATGCCGCAAGCCGTCTGGATGGACTGCCGGCGGATGTAGGTGATGGCACCGCCGATCTGTTGCGCCGTGAGGCCGTCGGCCTTGACCATCAGTTTCCCGAAGGAGAAGAGATGGCCGGAGGTGTGCAGGAAGGAAGTGGACACGCCGACCTTGCCTTCCTCGGTCTCGAGGACTTGGACGAGGGCGAGGTTGTGTTCCTTGAGGACGGGCTTCACCGCGTCGAGCAGGGCGTCGAGCGAGACGTAGCGGGCCTTGAAGGCTGGGTTCAGTCGGTTGGCCCCGACGTTCTCCATCTTGGCGAGGGCGCCGATCAGGTCGAAGTAGGGATTGGTCTGCTCCTGGGGAGCGGTTTCTTTTTTGCTCATGGCTTGTTGTGTGGGTTGGGTTGGTGGGAAGGATTAGGGGAAGGTCGTCATCTCGTCGATGGTCTTCTGGGAGATGCAGCGGAGATGGTTGTCGTGGGACAGGAACCAGTAGCGGGTCTGCCCGGCGAGGCGGGGCTTCAGCTTGCGGGCCACCGTGCCGTCGGAGAGGACGATGTAGGATGAGCCGTTCAGTTCGCGGTAGGTCGCAGGGGCCTTGGCTTCGGGGTTGGTCTTGAGTTGTTTCTTGAGCATGGGAAATTGGAGGGGGCTACGACGGCCCGAGGGCGGTGCGCTGGCAGGATGGACAAGCCAAGCGTCCAAGGTACTGTATGTGTCGTAGCCCCCAAGGGGGTTAGAGTTCTTCGATGATGACAGTCCCGGAGACGCGTTGGGCTTTGTCGTTGTCGTCGATAAAGAAGTAGGAGCCGCCCTTGTCCTCGACCTTGGAGGTGGTAGTCCAGGACTTGAGGGGCTTGCCGTTGGCATCGTATAGAGTCACCTTGCGCTTAAGGCCGCCGAAGGATGATTGCCAATGCTTGAGGTCGTTGCGTCCTTGGTTCGTGCAGAAGGTCAGCAACGCAATAGGCACCGCTATTAAAACGATAATCAACAGCCCAGCAATAATGCTGGCGTAGGGGTCTCGGTTGTACCAAGGGTCAGAGTAGTAGGACATAAGTTAATTAATGGCGCCACGCTTGGCGGCGTCGAGGATTAAGAGGGCGTCGGCGTTCCAGAGGGTCACGTCCTCGTCGGGGAAGAGTTCGGCCGCTCGGGCCTTCAGGACGTTCTTCCATTGGGTGCCGGTGCGGTCGCCCTTCGTGCCGACAGGGTGGGCCTTCATCCAGATCGCGGGCTTCACGCGGTGGACCTCCCAGCCCATGCCGATGGCGGCGCCGTAGAGGATGCCCGTGTTCCACATCAGTTTGCCGATGGCCGAGCCCGGGATGGATTTGCCGGCGAAGAGCGGAGGCTCCTCAAGGTACAGGACCACGCGGCCTTTGGACAGGTGGATGTCCTTGATGAGGTTCACCACGTCCCAGTCGGTGCCGGGCATCTTGTGGAGTTCGATGGTGCCTTCGGACGGGGTGAAGACGGCGATGCCTCCGTTTACTCCAGGGTCGACGGCCACGATGGTTGGCTTGTTCATTATTTCGAGCGCGGGTCTCGGTTAATCCGAGCGACCACGATGCGAGTGATGGCTGGGCAACGGCGTAGGTCAAACCCTTTAGATTTGAAACCAGCGAAGCCCAGCTGATGGGCGGCGTAGACCTCGCCGATCGTGGGCTTCCTGCCCAGCGCCGTCGTCAGCCTGTCCTCAAGGAAGGTCAGCCAAGAGGTGGCGTATTCCCGCCCCACGCCCGCGTCCGTGGACCAAGTGCCGTACCCGTAGGTCGGAAGGCCGTGGCGGGCACGCCAGAGGGTCGTATCGGCCCACGCAGCGGGGAAGAACTGCAGGAGGCCACGCTCGCCCAGCCGACCGATGGCGTTGGGGTTGCCGGAGGACTCGACCTGAATGAGGGCCTCGACCTGTCCAGGGGTGATGGCGTGCAGGGAGGCGGAGGCCAGAAGGAGGGCGAGGAGCCTCATCGGCCGTCGATGCTGGGGTGGACCGAGCCGGCGTCCTTCTCGCCGTTGCGGTCGACATACGACCAAGTCAGCAGGGCACGGCAGCCGGTGGTGAGGTTCGCGTAGATCGTCACGGCCTTGCATCCGTGGGACAGGCGGAGGTTGTCCTCGGCGACGGCGGCGCACAGCTGGATGCGCTCGCGGGCGAACTTGTCGGTCCAGTCGCCCTGCAGGACGCGGTCGCGGGCATAGGCAATCTGGTAGGACAGCCCACGGATGACGTGGGAAGGCGAGGCCAGCATATCGGGGACATGGGACATGGGGTCGGGCATGGGATTAGGCG